TCGGCTTCCATTGGAATGGCCTCTGCGCTGGATCATGGGGCAACCTCGCCGAGATTTACCTTCGGGCGAAAGCGTCAGCACGCACCGGCGACATGGAGCAGCTCAAAATTTTCTGGCAGAAGCGCCTCGCCCTACCTTTCACCGAATACACCGAGGATTTCTCGATCAAGATCACCGACAGCACCTACGCGCGCGGCGATTTAGCCTGGGAAAAGGAAGGCGCGATCATCGGAGGCAAGATCCGGGTGCCGGATGAGGACGACGACCCGCCGGTTCGGCTGCGCGTGATGACGGTGGATGTTCAAATGGATCACTTTTGGTTTTTGATCACGCAGTGGAGCCCCGATGGATCCAGCCGCCGGATCGATTGGGGTACGGCCCACACCTGGGAAGAGTTGCTCGAACAGCAGGAAAAGTACCGCGTTTCATCATCCCTCGTCGGCATTGATGCTGGTTTCAACTCCTACGAGGTCTATCAGCGATGCGCCGAGCATGGCTGGGTCGCCTTGATGGGTGACAGGAAGGCCACATGGACGCACCGACTCAAGCAACGCCTCGGCGTCGGCGTCCGGGTCAAGTCACTCGACCGATTCTATTCTCCGAAGCGCTCGATCAACTGCTCGGCAGGCAAAGTCGCCCAGATGTTCTACTGGTCGAACCTCAACATCAAAGACGCCCTCTCGCGGATCCGCCGCAATCAAGATCCAAGCCGAGGCCCGACATGGGAGGTGCCGGTCGAGGCTCTCGCCGAGGTCGACAACGACGAAAAGAAGATCGCGTACCTGAGCCAGATGGAATCCGAGATGCGGATCAAGGACGGCGACAAGTGGCAATGGTCGCGGATCCAGAAACGACCGAACCACCTTCTCGACTGTGAGGCGATGGCGACGGTATTTGCCTTCATGCTCAAAATCCTTGGCCGCGAGACCGAGCAGGAATCCGCCGAAGATTGACAACTTGTCAGAGGGCATGGCGGCCCTCGACATGACGACAGGTTTTTCCACCGAAGAGGTGGTCGAGATCCTCGAAGAGAACAAAAAGACACTGAAGAAGCTCATGGTCAGCTTCCAGGAGTCGGGATCGCAGATCACTTACAAGCGCCTCGATGACACGAAAGAGATCATCGCGGCTTGCCAGCACGCTCTCCGCAAGCTCGACCCGATCACCTACGGCAAAACACGCCGCACCTGTCAGTCATCCATAGGTAATTTCTAACATGAACCTGCTGCAAAAAATCACCAAGTCCGCCGCTTCAGCCTTCGGATGGTCACCCTACGAGAGCGTCAACCCATCGCCGGTTCGCCAACGCCTGCCCGCCGCAGCTCCGCAAGACCACCGCAAGGAGGCAACGCCGCTGGTACGCAACGAACTCATCAAGGGCAGCCGGTATCTGATGAAAAACAGCGGGTTTGCCCGCGAAATGGTTTTCGACATGGCCGTCTACTCGGTCGGCGATGGTCTCAAGATCCAACCCAAGACCGAAGACCGCGAATGGATTGCCGGCGCGCTCGACTACTGGGAGGAATGGTCGAATCAGTGCGAGGTGACGGGACGATTCTCCCTCTCCGAGTGCGAAATGCTCATCTGCCGCGCGATCGACGAAGACGGTGATATTTTTGTCCATCTCACCCGCGTCGAAGGCCGCCCGGTGATCCAACTCATCGAAAGCCACCGCGTGAGCGGCGGGAACAACGACGGAACGGTCGATGGCATCCGTTTCGACGGCTATGGCCGACCAGTTTCGTACAATGTGAAGCAGGATGACGGCACTTTCATCGAGCTTCCGGCCTACTCGGTGCTCCATATCTTCGATCCAGAGCGCGCATCATCGGCTCGCGGCGTGCCATCACTGGCGCATTCGATCAATCACATCCGGGATGAGATGGAATTGCTCGCGCTCGAAAAGCACGCGCTCAAAGATCATGCCGACAAATCGTTCGCGATCACCACGCAGAATGGCGAGATCGACAGCAATGATGGCTTTGGCGGACTCGACATCGACTCTGGCAAGGCCGAAGACAATCCACACAGCGACCCGACTGCACTGCAGAGAATCGTCGGCGGCAAGTGGGTCGCGCTCAAGCCCGGAGAGGAACTCAAACCCTTCGAGTCCAACCGCCCATCGCCCACCTTCACTGGATTTCTCGATCACCTCCGCCGCGATTCGGCGCTGGGTGTGGTGCCATACGAGTTCACCGCAGATTCGAGCAAGATCGGTGGCGCCGGAGTCCGTATGGTGGTTGCCAAGGCCGATCGCCGATTCTCCCACAGGCAAAACATCCTCATCCGCCGCTTTCTCACGCCCGTCTGGAAGTTCGTCATCGGCGACGCCATCACTCGTGGCGAGATCCCGCTGATTGCAGGATGGTGGAAGATTTCCGTCGTCACCCCGCGCCGCGTCACCGTCGATGCCGGTCGGGAGTCGCTGCAAAACCGCGAGGATGTGAAAGCCGGCCTTAAAACTCTATCCGATCACTTCGCCGAGCTGGGCATGGACTTCGAGGAGGAAGCCGAACGCCGAGCTCGCGACATCGCGCACCTTCAAGAACTCGCCAAGAAATACGACATCCCACTTCAGATGCTGTTCGCATCGGGAGTTGCCACCCCGCCGGTCGAAGCGCCGACTGGGCCTGCGAAGTGATGGGGAATTGACACCCCACGCATCGCGTGAACGCACGCGATCTCATTTTGACACAGGAGCCGTGGGCCATCGCCCCGGAGGCAATGGACGGCATCATCGGTTTGGCCATGGACATGGCTGCCGGCAAACTCTTCACCCTGCCGCAGAGCGAAGCACCGCAGTCGATCATGAGCATCGCGGATGGCGTTGCCACGATCAACATCACCGGCCCTCTACTTCCGACCACCGACGAGTTCGATCGCGTGATGCTCGGTGCGACGAGTCTCGATGAAGTTCGCTCCACCGTTGAAAGCGCCGCCGCCGATCCCTCGGTCACATCGATCGTCCTCAACATCGACTCTCCTGGCGGAACCGTTCGCGGCACCCCCGAGGCCGCCGATGCAATCTACGAAGCCAGCAAGGTCAAGCCGGTGCGTGCGCACACCTCCGGAACGATGGCATCCGCTGCCTACTGGCTCGGCTCGCAAGCCACCAGCGTCTCGATGACGCGCTCGGCATCGGTCGGATCCATCGGTGTGATGGTCCCGCACATTGATCAGAGCAAACGCGCCGAGATGCTCGGCGTGAAAGTCGAGCTTTTCACCACCGGGAAGTTCAAAGCCGCCGGTTTCCCTGGCACCTCGCTCACCGAGTCGCAACGCGAGCTGATCCAAGAGCGCATCGATCAAGTCTTTGGCGAGTTCAAATCCGCCGTCACGCGCCAAGGTCGCAAGATCCCAGCCGAGGCGATGCAAGGGCAGACATTCTACGGCCCGCAGGCCTCGGAACTGGGCCTCGCCACCGTGGTGCGCAGTGCTTCGCAAGCAGGCAAAGCCGGATCCTCTCCGCTTCGCGCAGTTGACACTGCGGAAGATGGCATGAGCGAACAAGTCGCCAGCACCCCATCCGAAGAAGTCGTCGCATCGGTCGAGACCGTTGTTGCGGAAATCGCCAACGAAGCCGCCCCATCCGCACCGGAAGGTGAGCAAGAGGCAGCTCCTGAATCCGCACCTGAAGGCGAAACCGAAAGCGCGCCAGCTGAGGAGCCCAAGGAAGAGTCCGCCACCGAAATCATCGGCGACCTCAAGGCCACACTGGCAACGCTGCAAGGCGAGATCGCCGCACTGAAGGCCAACCAACTTTCCATCGATGAAGCAGTAGCCGCCAAGGCCGCCGCCATCGCCAGCCGCAGCTCCAGCGCACCCGTGAATGTCTCACCGGACGCACAGAGCAGCGAGAGCATCTACGACCAGTGGAAGAACGCTTCTGGCGCAGAGAAAACCCGAATTTTCAGGGCTCACCGCAAGGAACTCGAAGCCCACGCGGCCAAACTTTGAAACCAAAAACCAACCCGAACTAACAACAACGAACTCATCCAATCATTATGGCAACCACCATCAGCAGTGAACTCAAACTGAATGTCGTCCTCGACAGTGCGCTTGTTGCACTTCGCGAGGCGCTTCTTCCCATCAATGCCTTCAGCACCGTGTACAACTCGGTCCCGCTTCAAGGCACTGACAAGATCGCCGTGCCTTTCTTCCCATTGGCAACGGACGCCACCGTCGATTTCAACGGCACCTACGCATTCAGCGATACGAATGCGATCAACAGCCGCGAAATCACCGTCAACAAGCGCAAGTATCAAGCGCTTTCCTTCACCTCCAGCGAACTGGCTCGCCAACCCTACTTCAACCCCGAGCAACTCGGTTTCCTGAAGGGTCGCAAGCTCGCCGAAGACATCATCAAAGACATCCTCGGTGTTGTGACGACCGCCAACTACGGCGCACCTGTCCTTACCAGCGCGGCCTCCGCGTTTGATTCGGATGATGTCATCACCATCAAGACCGCACTCGACCAAGCCAAGTGGGCAAAATCGAGCCGCACGATGATCCTCGACAACGCCTACGAAGGCGCGCTGCTCAAGGACGCCGGCATCAAGAACGCAGCCGCAGTTGGCACCGCCTCGGCGATCCAAAACGGCCTGCTTCCAAGCATCGCTGGCTTCAATGTCATCGGCACCAACCTCATCCCCGGCAACTCGCAGAACCTCGTCGGCATGGTGGCACTCCCAGAAGCGATCCTCGTGGCATTCTCGCCCGTGACTCCTTCCTCGGGTGTCCGCGCCAGCCTCACCAACTACGAGACCGTCACCGACCCAGAGACCGGCCTCACCATCGAGTACCGCTCATGGGGTGACCCTGACACCGACACCGAGAAATCGGTCATCGAGGTCAACTATGGTTTCGCCCTCGGCCACGCCGCAGCCCTCAAACGGATCGTCTCCGCCTAATCATGCGCCGCGCCATCACACTAACCCGCAATGGCGACACTTGGAAGGTTAAGCACCTTCCGAGTGTGACGCTGGCCGACCAGCTTGCCGATTTCAAGGCCGCGAAAGTGACCGGCGATTTCGGTGGTGCTGATGAGGTGCAAATCTGGTCGAATGGTGACACGCTCAAGCGGTATGCCAAAAAAGCAGCCGCCGCAGTGATCGAGCCGATCGAGCCGGAAGCCGCAGAGGCCCCCGAGCCGAAGAAGGCCAAGAAGTAATTTGTTTCATTGGTAGCGTCTAAGGAGAAAGCCCCATCTGGAAATTTCCGGGTGGGGCTTTTTTGACGCCGCGCGTGAAGCGTGAACCTAATTCAAGAAGCCGCCGCCGAGGCATTCGCATCGATTCTCGAAGACATCGGCGTACCAATCACCATCAACGATGAGGAGTACCTCGCCGCGATCTCGATGGGCGGCGTTCAGATCGATTTGGAAGAAGGAGGATTCTCCCAGGACGGATCACTCAGCGTCCGCATGCTGGTCGCGCACCTACCAGATCCAGCACCGGCGCAGAACAGCGCCATGACCATCGTAGATCTGCGCTACAAGGTCGAAGAGATCATGCTCAAGCCCGGTGCTGGCGTCATCGAATACCGAGTTGCCCGCCGCTAATTTTTCACCATGAACCAACACATCGAAGACTATCTCGCCGAGCTCGTCGGCAACCTCGGCAATGACATCGAGGTCTTCACCGGCACCAGTTCGGAAGTTCGCACGCCAGAATCACACGCGGTGCTGGTCCTTGCCGATCAGGTCGAAGGCGTCGTCGGCAGCCTGTACAAGGCAACGATCAAGGTTTCCATTTCGTCACCGGCAGACGGAAGCACCCGCAGCTCCCACATGGACATTGTGGACGAGGTTCGCGAGGCATTCACCGAGCCGCTGCCTTCAGCCCAGAGCCTCGGCATCACCGCTATCGAGGTGCGCGGATTCCACATCACCAATCACACCGCCGCTGTGTCAGACGATGGCCGCTGGGTCACATCGATTGAGGCACTCATCGGCGTCACCCGCTTGTGAAGTTGACACCCACGCGGGTGTATCATGGCAGCGACTTTTGGAGTCAATAACACACACGGCCTCTCTCCGAACACCGGACATGTGAGCGAGTCGAGCAAGGACTCCTCTGTCGAGGTCGCAACCATTCGCGACGAGCAGGGTGTCACCGTCTTTGCCGGACCGCGCAAGCTCATCACACGCAATGTCACGATCACTGGCAAGGGCGATGTCGACATCGAAGCAGTCGTACCCGGCACCGTTACCCTAGGCGCAGCAATGATCACATCGGTCAAGCAGAGCGAAAGCAACGAGGATTTCCCCGAGTTCGAGATCCAAGCGACCATCTACGAAGAAATCTAATTTTTCAAAGCCATGGCAATCACTTTTAACAAAATCGGAGTTCAGTCGGTATCCGCCGAACTGATCGAGAGCGTCGAGTCGACCAAGAACATGGAATCGAAGATGATCATGTCCACAGAGGGCGGATTTGGCGCGGCAAAGACTTTCGATCCCACCTACGAGTTCACGGTCAAAGGCCGAGGCACGACCAGCATCGAAGCAGGTGACACGGATGCCACTGGGTACATCCCCGACTACATTCCGACTGGTGGTGTGACTGTCATTACCTCGGTGAAACTAAGCGAGAAAAACGACGATTTCAACGAGTTCGAGATCAGCGGCACCGTTTTCCCGGACGCGGCAGCGATCGTCCAATAACCGGCTCGTAAGAGCCACCTAAAATCAACCATGAGACAAGGATCCACGGTCGCCATCGTGCGCGACCATGATACCCCGCCCGTCGAGAGCCGCAACACGCGGCTGATCGGCTCGGCGATTGCCTCTGGTTGTGAGTTCGGAACGGAAAAGGCATTCTCCGACACCATCGAAGATGTCTGCGGCAATCCGAAGCGCACCGTCACATGGATGATGGACGGCGGCAAAAAGATCAAATTTACGCCGATCGCGAAGGAGGAGGAAATCAACTTCGTTGAGTTCCAGAAGCGCTTCAATTCGCAGGAATGGTGTGAGGCAAATCCCGACCACCCGATTTCCTACATGCGTGCTGCGTTCGATTCGCACCACGGCCTCGTCGACAAGATCAAGACCATGCGCCCGATGCTGCTAATCCGCAAGGGCAAGCGCCTCGCTGTCGTGCCTAGTGGCAACGACCCAGAAAGCAAAGCCCAGCGCGAAAAGATCCTTTCGATATTCTAAAATTATGGAAACCAGAGATCAAATGATCGCACTCGGAATGATCGAGAGCGAAAGCAAGACTATCGGCGGCATCAAGATGCGGCCATTTTCCATTGGCTCGCGCCAGATTGCCGACCTGCTCAATATCTCGATGATCTATGGCGACAGCGTCAGC